ACTCTCGGGCGCGTTCTCGATCGACACGCTGCCGGTGTTCACCGGGGCGCACAACGACACGTGCGCGATCAACTTCGGCGCCCTGTATTGCTCGTGTGGTGCGGTACTCACGCAGGGCCTGCCGCTGTACGAGAACCTCTGATGCTTCCCGGTGAGACGGTCATCGTCCTGACCGGGGTGCCGGTCACGGACCCATACTCCGGCGAGACGACGGGCACCTCGTGGGCGACGCCGACGCAGGTCAGCGTTGACAACGTGCTGTGTGAGCCGCGCCCGTCCGCCGAGCCTGTGCAGGACGCGCGCAACTCGGTCACGTCCGGCTTCACCCTCTACATGCCGGCGGGGACCGCGATCATCCCGGCGAACCGGGTCCGTGTTCGCGGCCTCGACTACGACGTGCTCGGTGAGGCGTCCGACTGGCGTCTCGGGTCCTGGCGTCCTGGCCTTGTGGTGCAGACCTCGCGGACGGCCGGCTGATGGCCCGCGCGAAGGTCGTCCTCATCCACGCCAGCATGAAGGCCCTCCTGAACGACCCCGGCGTGCGCGCCGAACTCACCCGCCGCGGTGAGGCCGTCCTAGCCGCCGCGCAGGCGTCCGCGCCGGTCGTCTCAGGGGCATACAAGAACTCGCTTCGCTTAGAGATGACCACCTCCGCAGCCCTCGGGATCAAGTTCAGGAGAGGTGGCACCGATCGCCCCGCTGCGGTCGTCCTCTCCGATTCCAATCACGCGATGAGCGTTGAAGCCTCGACGGGCAACCTTGCCCGCGCTCTCAGTTATGCGGGAGGCGAGATGTTGGTCGACCGGGAGATGGTCAGCTACACGAGCGCCAAGGGTAAGACGTCGCGGATCACGCGCAAGCAGGCCGAGAACTACGGCAGACGGAAGAGATGACGATGCCCTCCCTCGTCATGTTCCCCGACGTCGAGCTGACAGTCACGACCTACCTGCGCGGGGCTCTCGCAGCCCGCGGTGAGGCGTACACGACCGGCGTGAAGGTTGGCGTCGTCGTCCCCAACCCGCGCCCTGTGCGGCTCGTGACGGTGCGCCGCGATGGCGGTCCTCGACTTGACGTGGCTCGTGAGGCTGCCCGGATCGGCGTCAACGTCTGGGCTGCCACGGATCAGGACGCCGCTGACCTTGCTCGCATGGTCCGGGCGCTGTTGTGGTCCGCGCCGAACGGTGCCCCGATCTGCAAGGTGACCGAACTGTCCGGACCGTCGCCGATTCCTGATGACGTTCCCAGGCTCTACATGACGTTCGAGCTCATCACGAGAGGCGCTGATCTGACATGACCACCCTGAAGCACCCCGACAGCCCCAACCCGATCGAGGTCGACCCGGATCGTGTCGCCCTGTACGCGGCGTCCGGTTGGGTCGTCGTCAAGGCCCCTAAGCCGAAGTCCCCCAAGAAGTAACACCCCCTGTTCCCCGTCGCGCGCACGACGGTAAACCCATCACCGGCGGCAACGTCGCCAACCCCTGAAAGGAATCATCATGACTTTGGACGCAACGAAGGTCCGGGTTGCCGTGGCTGGCGAATGGCTCGTTGGCCCGACCACCGCGAGCGCGCCGGCAACTGCGATAGCGGTCACAACCGGGTACGTCGGGCTCGGGTATGTCTCTGAGGATGGTATCGAGCGCACGCCTGACGCGCCCAAGAAAGACATCCCTGCGTGGCAGAACAGCGCCGTGGTTCGCTCCGTCAGCGACGGTGCCGCAAAGACCACGTACAAGTTCACGCTGATCGAGACAAACCAGGCCACGATCGAGTTCGCGTTCGGGACCACGGTCACCCAGACCGCCACCGAGGGCACGTACAACGCGGACCCCACGGCGACGGGCGGCACGAAGAAGCACATCCTCGACGTGATCGACGGCGCGAACTTGCGTCGCGAGACGTTCGATGGCGAACTGACGTCTCTGGGTGCCATCAAGTTCGCCGGCGGCGAGCCGGTCGCCTATGAGTGTGAGGTCACGGCGTACACGGTCCCGGTCATTCACGACACGACCCTGAAGACGCCGTAACTGATCCGCCGCCTCGGAGCGCCTTGCGCGGATGCTCCGAGGCGGTGTCACACCCCTTCCGCGCTAACCATCCGCGCTACCAAAGGAACCCGTCATGCCCGCACCGAGGAAGCCCCAGGACCACAAGACCAAGACCGTTCCCAACCCTCGCGGGAAGGTCGTCGGCAAGGTCTTCACGTGGACCACCGAGGACGACGCCACCATCACGATCCCGTTGCGGATCAACATGGGTGTCGTCCGCGCCATGTCTAGTGGGGATCTCGACGCTGACGCCATGTTCGACATGGTCGACAAGATCGCACCGGGTCAGGCTGACGTCATCGACGCCACCGACACGAACGACTTCATGGACTGCTTCAAAGCGTGGCAGGCGGCTTACAACGACCGCGCAGGGGCGACCTTGGGGGAATCCTCGGGCTCCTCGACCTGATCGAGGAGCACCGCCCCGCGTTCGAGTACGACTGGCGCACAAGGTTTCACGTCCCGCTCGATCAGCTCGACAGGTCGATGTCGTTCGGTGAGGCGATCCGGCTCACGTCGGTCCTGGCTGCTGACCCGTCGAGTCACGTCGCGGCTGCCCTCGGTGGGTGGGCATACCCGCTGTCCTGGGGGGACATCACTCTGCGGGACCTGTACGACGTGCAGCTTGCATCGAAGTCGAAGCGCAAGCCGAAGCCGTACCCGCGGCCGTGGGACGAGCGGCCGACCCGCACGGGCGGCGGCACGTCGCTGACTATCGCGGAGTTCCGCGCGATCAAGGCGAACCTTGCCAGTCTGCAAGCCCAACCACGTGACGCCGCAGGGCGATTCGTCAAACGAACCGAGGAGGGCTGACCTGTGGCCGAAGTCGCCGTTGCCTATGTGGGCCTGATGCCGTCCGCTAAGGGCTTCGGCAAGGGGATCAGTAACCAGATCGGTGGCGACCTGGCCACTGCTGGCAAGAGCGGTGGTAAGCAGCTCGGTGCTGGCGTCCGTGGCGGGTTCCTGCCCTCGATCAAGGGCCTCATGGGTCCGATCGCGGCGCTGTTCGCTGTCAGTGCGATCACGAGTTTCTTCAAGTCTGCGAACGAACACGCGCGCGAGGCCCAGAAGGTTGGCGCCCTGACTGCGAACGTCATCAAGACCACGGGCGGCGTTGCGCACGTCACCGCCGGCCATGTCGAAGCCTTGTCGGCGTCCATCTCGAACATGACCGGCATTGAGGACGCCGAGATCGGGCACGGCGCGAACCTGCTGCTGACCTTCAAGAACGTCCGCAACGAGGTCGGCAAGGGCGCCAACGTGTTCGACCGCGCCACCGCGGCGGCTGTTGACCTGTCGGCGTCCGGGTTCGGTGACGTGGCTGGCGCGTCCAAGATGCTCGGCAAGGCCCTGAACGACCCAATCAAGGGCATGACCGCGCTGGGGCGTGCCGGTGTCACGTTCTCTGCGGAGCAGAAGAAGCAGATCGAGGGGTTCATCAAGGCCGGGGATCTGCTCAGTGCGCAGAAGCTGATCATGGCCGAGGTCGAGTCCCAGGTCGGTGGCGCTGCGGTCGCGTCGACCACGGCGGCCGACAAGCTGTCGAACACGTTCCGCATCTTCAAGGAGACCATCGGCACGGCGCTCCTACCCGTTCTCGACACTGGGATGACTGCCGTGTCCGGGTTCTTTGGCGGGGTCATGTCGAGCTTCCAGAAGGGCGGACTCGGCCAGGTCTTCACCGACATTGGGTCGAAGATCAGCGCGGCCTGGCCCGGCATCCAGGCGAAGTTGGGCGAGTTGCTGAGCGCGCTCGGCGGGTGGATCTGGGGCACGGCGCTCCCTGTGATCGGCGCGCAGCTCGCCAAGTGGGGCATCGCGTTCTGGGCGTGGATTCAACCGCAGATCGTTCCGATGCTCGAGAAGCTCGGGGAACTACTGGGCGCCCTCGGCACCTGGCTGCTGAACGTGGGCGTCCCGTGGCTGGGGGAGCACCTCAAGACGTGGGGCATCGCGTTCTGGGCGTGGATCGAACCCATGATCGGCCCGTTCCTCCTCGAACTGGGGAAGCTCCTGCTGAAGTTCTGGATTTGGAGCGAGACCGTCGCCATGCCGGCGATCGACAAGAAGCTCGCCGAGTGGGCGTGGGCGTTCATCAAGTGGATCGGCCCCATGATCCCGCCGTTCCTGCTCGAACTGGGCAAACTGCTGGCTAAGTTCCAGGAGTGGTCCTGGACCGTCGCGTTGCCCGCCGTCATCAAGCAACTCGCCCAGTGGGCGCTCGCGTTCATCAAGTGGGTGCCTGGTGCGGCCCTGTCTCTGATCGTTGAGATGGTCAAGCTGGGGGCCAAACTGACCTGGTGGATGGTCACCGTCGCGTTGCCAGCGATCGTTAGGAATCTCGCCGGGTGGGGGCTCGCGTTCCTGGCGTGGGTCGGTCGGCTGATCGTTTCCCTGCCGGGCAGGCTCGTGGGCCTGTTGGGCGTCCTCACCACCTGGGCATCAGGAGTCCCCGGCAAGATCGTGTCCGCACTGCCCGACCTCGGCAGGCTGCTGTACGACAAGGGCAGGGCCGTCATCCAAGGCCTCATCAACGGCATCGGATCGATGGTGGGAAACCTGGCCCGCGCTATGGCCGACGCCGTAAAGAAGGGCATCACTGACCTGCTCCCCGGCTCCCCGGTGAAGAAGGGGCCGCTGCGGGTTCTGAACCGCGGCTCCGCGGGCGGGCAGATCGTCAAGATGCTCGCGGGTGGCATCGACTCCCAGCGCGCCGCTATGGAGGCGTCCATGACTGGCCTCGAGTCGCTGCCTCGCGTCGGCTCGCTGGACTTCGCCTCGAGCGCTCAGCGTTCCGCAGCGGTTGGTGGTGGCTTCGACTATGACCGGCTCGCGTCGCTCCTGGCTGCGGCGGCCATGACCACATCGGTGCGCTCGACGTCCGCCGCTCAGGTGTCTCGCACGTTGGCGATGGCTGGGGGTACACGGTGAGTCTCGCGGTCGTAGCGGTCCTGGCTGGTGGCGGGTACCCGCGCGCTGTCCAGGTGTC